AATTAATTCTACAACTGGTACAACAACTGCAATAACAGTTGTTACAGGAATTGCATAGAAAGGAGATTAAATGGCTGGACAAGTAATTACAAAAGTTAATGCAAGTAGCGGTACGCACTTAATCTCGAGCTCTTTCTATGGAACATGCTCAACAGCAGCTGCGACTGCTGCAAAAGAGGTCATTATTAATGATCCCGCAATTACTGATGCAATTACATTAGTGAATGGTATGACATTAGCAGTTAAATTTACTAATGCAAATGGAGTTGCTTCTCCAAAAATTACTGTATATAATAATATTGGTACTGCAGCTTCTCCTTCAAAAGGATCTACTACATTAATTGCTCAAAAATCAATTATGAGATATGGAACAACCGCGCCTAGCACATCTGCAGCAACTTCATGAACTGCGGGTGCGGTTGTTCTTTTTGTGTATGATGGAACAAATTGAGTTGAATCGAGTTCTTGGGATAATGATACAAATACAACCGCTTTAGGCAGTATGAGTGGAACTTTAGCGGTTAATCATGGTGGCACTGGTGTAACAAGCAATACAATAAATTCTGTTTTAATTGGCGGCACAACTACAACTGGAGCGATTCAAAATGTAGCAGCCGCGAGTGGCGCCTTATATTCTACAGGAACAAATGTTAAACCTACTTTTGGTACGCTTCCAATTGCACAAGGCGGTACAGGAAAAACTACTGCTACAGAAGCTTGAACTGCTCTTGGCGGTGGGGCAATAGGTAAAAAAGCTACTTTAAGCGCAAGTGATATTCCAAGTCTTTCTGGAACTTATCTTCCGCTTTCTGGAGGGAATTTAACAGGAAATTTATCTATGAGCAGTAAATGACAATGAAATGTTGATAGTGATAGCAATCTTAATTTAAATTGGATTGATTAATATATTAAAGGAGTTATAAGGAGGTGCTTAAATGGCGTTTTATGGTAATACAGTAGATCACTGAAGAGCATATGGAAATTACAGCACTTCTCAGTCTAATACTGCAGTTAGTGTTAGTCTAAGTGGCGGTTTTGAGTCCATAGCATGAGGTTTTGATATTGGTTATGTAGACTGTACAGTTACTATAGATGGAACTTCTGTGAAAACTACTAACAATAGTTTTTACTCAGCGAGCGGTGCTACAGTACAAAAACAAATGGCAAGTACTAGTAAAAGTATTGCAAGAGGAACATCTGCAAAAACTATTACTTTAAAAGTCGTAACTTATAATCACTCTGGTTGGAGAGATGGTACTAGTACTGCTACAACCACTGTTAATATTCCTGCTTTAACTTCTTATACTGTATCTTATAATGCAAATGGCGGTTCAGGCGCTCCCGCAAATCAGACTAAATATTATGGTCAAAATTTAACGCTTTCTACCACAAAACCAACTAGAACTAATTATACTTTTAAAGGCTGAGCTACTTCTTCAACTTCTACTACTGTAGCTTATAATTCTGGTGCAACATATACGGGGAATGCTGCTTTAACTTTATATGCTGTTTGAAGTTTAGATTATGTTGAACCCACTATTGGTAATGTAACTGTAATTAGATGTAATAGTTCTGGTCAAGAGCAAGCAGATGGAACTTATGCAAAAGTAAGTATTACGTGAAGTACAGATAGTAATTATGCAGGTTCTAAATGTGATATTAGTTATAAAGAATCCTCTGCATCAAGTTATGGAACAGCTATTAGTGTTACTCTTTCTAGTAATTCTGGCACCATTGAACAAATAATTAATGGTAACTTTGATGTTAAAAAAAGCTATTCAATAAAAGCAATTTTAACAGATACTCATAGTGGAACTGATACTGCTTATGGCGGCATACCTATTTGTTTTAAATTTTTACAGTTTTTAAATGGTGGAACTGGTATAGCTATTGGTAAATATGTTAGTGAGCCAAATAAAATTGAAACTGCTTTACCTATAAAAATTCAATCTACAAATATTACTAATAATATGGCTACTCCTTCGGCTAATATTACAGGCTCAGCGCAATTAAATTTTTTAGATGCCGCAGATAGTTGTATTGGATTTATTCGACCATCATTTACATCATCTGATGGGAGACAACGGATGGCTATTTTTGGCCGTAGAGAAATTGATAATACAATTTATTGAAATGGTTTTAATTTAGCAATTGATTCTAGTGGTAATCCATTCATTGGTTTCGATAGAATTGCTGATAAACGAGCTTGAGTTAATGCACTCCAACCTGATGTTTTATTTAGTGGAGATTTAAAGACTAATGTTACTTTATCTTCTTCTGCAGCTAACTACAATCATATGATAATTTATTTTAAATATCCGAATTCAAATACTCCAGAAAGTTCTGTTGAAGTATATAATCCTAATGGAAAATATGTTAATTTATTTTTCGGATATGCAGGATATAATTCTGGTCTTTATTGACCAACTGGTAGAGATATATATATTAATGGAACATCTATTACAACTCGAGCTTCTTTTTGTACTTCTGATTCGACAACTACTAAAAGAACTCTTACTACTGGAACTGATACATCAAGAATTAGAATCATTAGAGTAGAAGCTTGAAATGATGAGTGGTGAGGTTAATATGAGTACGACATTATTAAAATTTTCATCTGATAATGGAATTTCAATAGGGACATCAAATCCTGTTTCTAATCAAATAATTTCTACAAATTCATTAACTTTACAATCAAACAATCTTTTAAATAAAAAAACAGAACAAGCACTTAGTGGAGAAGCTCAATTAAATTTTAGCGATTCAGAAGGAAATATTATTGGATGAGTTGGACAACATTTTTTTTCAAATAAATATCAAGCATTATCTCTTTTTGCACAAAGAACAATTGATGAAACAGATTATTATAATGGTTTTTATTTAAGCGTTAATTCTAATGGAAATCCTGTTGTTGTAATGCATAACAATGATTGTAAAAAAGCTTGACAAAATGCTTTAGCTCCAGATCAGTTATATTATGATGCTGCTTTTTCTAAAGTTTATCCAATCACATTATCTTCGTCTGCTGCTAATTACAATCATATGAGAATTTATTATGCTAATAGCGCAGGTGTGTGTTCATCTGTAGATGTATTTAATCCTAATAATAAAAATGTTGACTTATTTAATGGAGGAACTGGAAATGATAATGGACTTTTCTATCCTCAAGATACTCAAGTTTATATTAGTGGAACGCAAATAAGAATTGCGGGTTCTGAACCAAAATATTATATGAATACAACAAGTTCCACTACCACTGTAAGAACGACAGCATTGCAATTAAGTGTGTATATATATAGGGTAGAAGCTTGATAGGTGGTGATAAAAAATATGGCAACATTATTAAGTTTTCTTCCTCAAGAACAAGGTATAGCAATTGGAAAAACCGCAACTGATTCAGGTTATATCGATATTCAAATGCCTTTTAATTTAAAATCTACAAATTTAACAAATAATACTACTATAGAAACAAATACAAGTGGAAATACATTTTTAACTTTTAGTGATATGGAAAACACTCCAATAGGACAAATAGAATCAAGATTTTATACAAGTGGTACTCAATCAATGAGAATTTATGGTACAAGAAAAATGGAAGATGGAACATTTAAAGAAAATGGACTTCTTTTAAGCATAAATTCTAGTGGAGGACCAGAAATTGGTCTTTTAGGTAATAGAACTAAAGAAGCTTGACATACGGCTTTAAGACCAGATGTTCTTTTTAGTGGCCAAACTAGCGTAGTTCCAATTACATTATCAGCATCCGCAGCTAATTATAGTCATATGAAAATTTTTTATTGTTCTAAAATTGGAGGTACTACTCCTTTATATGGTAGTGTATGTGTTTATAATCCCAATGGAAAATATGTTAATTTATTTATTGGAGAATCTGGCACTAGTAATACTTTTGTTTGATGAAAAGGTTGAGATATTTGAATTGATGGAAATACTATAAAAAACAGACCAACAAATAGATATTATAATACTAGTGCAAGTACGTCTACTCAACGAACAACTACTAAAAATCTTAATATGTATATTGACCGAGTAGAAGCTTGATAGGGTCTAATTAAATTAAATTTGATATATATTTTTCATTTTAAAAGAAATGAATTTTATTATCAAGAGTAAAAGGAGATTTTATGGCAGGACAAGTAATTTCAAGACTTACCTCCTCTGGAGGGAACGATGCGGGAGTACACGTAATTTCTTCCAGTTTTTATGGAGTTTGTTATACTGCCGCAGATGAAGTTAACAAAGAAATAATCATTCAAAATAGAAATGTAAGTAGAATTGAATTTACTAAAGGTATGCTTTTAGCAATTAAATTTATGAATAAAAATGATGTTACTTCTTCTTTACCTACATTTCAACTTTTTAAAAATAATTCTGCTTCAAATAATACGCCCTCTAAAGGGGAAGCTCTAGCAAATGCGCAACCTGTTTTTGCTCAACAAAACACTAATATTAAACCAACTTGAAGTGCAGGTAGTGTTGTAACATTTGTATATGATACCTATACTAGACAAAATCAAGATGGTACTTTTTCTACTGTTGGTTGCTGAATAAAAACTGCTGGAATTAGTGAAGAAATTTTTGAAAATCTTAATATAAGAATTGATAACGTAGAATCTGCAAGCACAATTGCTATTGACAATGTTGCTCAAAGAGTTGATAAAGTAGAATCGGATATGGTTCAAGCTGCCATTGTGGGAGATATTGAATTTATTTATTGACCAATGGATTCTACAGAAACTCCTCCTGTAACTCCTGCAGCATCATATGATTGAGAAGAAACATTTAATGTTGAATGTGAATGAAGCACAGATGCTCTTCCTTATATATTTGGTCTTGATATTTGACAAAGAACAAAAAGTTTTACTATAGGAAATGCTTCTAATCCCACATATTCTGATCCTATTCGTATCTCTGGTCGAGATGGTGCTAAAGGTGATAAAGGTGATCAAGGAGACCCTGGTACTACGGGAAGTCCTGCTTATTCATATAACTTAGTTACAGATGTTACTTCTTTAACTCGAAATGTAAATACTAGTCCAGTAGTAAATAATCCAAATAGCATTATTTTTTCTGCGACTAAAACAGAAGGAAATAATGCTCCCATAAGTTATTCTGGACAACTTGTAGTTAGCGAATATGTCTATGATAATTCAACTTCAAAATGGATATGACGTCAACTACGAGAAAAAAGTTTAATGGGTAGTCAATCAATTGAAATTACACCATCAATTGCGGCGACTCTAGTAAGAGGTATTCTTTTTACTGTAGATGGAACAACTCAATTAGACAGTCAAACTGTTCCTATTATTGAAACTGGTTTAAATGGTGAAGATGGTAGTGATGCAATAATTGCATATTTAACTAATGAAAGTCACAGTTTTGCCGCAACTGCATCTGCAGCCGTAACAGCGAGTGTTTCTTCACAGTTTATTGTAAATCAAGGTGGACAAGAATTACAAGCCACAATTGAAGGAATTTCAGCTGACCCGCTTACTCTTCCTGCCGTAACTGCAGGAGCTTTAACTACAACTTATGCGGGTAATACTTTTACTATTAGTATTAATCCTAACTTTACAACAACTGCTTATTCTCATAGTGGCACCTTTTCTATTTCTGCAACGGCTTCTGTAAATGAATCTGAGCAAACATTTGTTAAAAATTTCTCATGGTCTTTAATTCCTGCGGGGGCAGATGGAGAAAATGGAGTTAATATTAGTAATGTTAAACTTTATAAAATTGGCAATTCTAATGGAGTAAGTAAACCTAAAGGAGATTTAACTTACACTTTTAATACTCAAGAATTAACTCCGACAGATAAACTTGAAGGTTGATCTGTTAATATGCCTGATATGACACAGGTAACACCTGGTTGATCTTGCTATTTAATTTCTGCAAATGCTGCATCTTTAGAGGCTACCGATGTTATTAAAGGTATAGGATACGATGATAGTGCCGAAGATAATAGCGATTGATATGGTCCAGTAGTTTTTGTTCAAAATGGTAAAGATGGTAAAAATGGACTAAACGCATATAATCATGCTACAATTTCTTTATACCAACGTTATAATCCTCAAACTGAAAATGATAAACCAAGTAAACCTGGAGATAATACATATAATTTTTCAGAAGAAAACAGTGGTTTTGTTAATTCTCTTGGAAATTGAAAATTAGGAGTTGACGCAGCAGAAAATGAAGAACCTTGTTGAATTACAAGTGTAAATCTTGTTTCTCAAGAAACAACTATAGCCGTACCTTCTAATAGATGATCTGATCCAGTAATTTTTACTCGTGATGGTGCAGATGGTGAAGGTGTTAGTATTACCAATAGAGAGATTCATTATATTGAATCTGATAGTGGAACAGTTACGCCTGCAGACAATGCTCAGTGAAAAACTACTGTTCCTTCTGTTACAGAGGGTAATTATCTTTGAACTAGAACTAGAGTGACTTATTCAGATGGAAATGCTTTAACTAGTTATTCTGTTGCAAAACAAGGAAAAGGAATTACTGTAACTGGTAGTTCTATAGAATATGCTACAAATAATAGCATTACTACTCCAACTTCTGGATGACAAAATACTCCACCTTCTACTACTCCTGGTTGGTATATTTGAACAAAAACTACTACAAATTATTCAGATGGTTCAGCTGTTACAAGTTATAGCGTAGGAAAAACAGGTACTAATGGTTCTAATGCATATTTATATGAATTACATTGTAGTCCTTCTGTAATTATGCTTGATCAAAATGCAACAACTCCTGCTTTTGCTCCAACTTCAATTACATTATCTGCAACTAGAACAAATGGAAATAGTACTCCCGCAGCTTATGCTGGACGTTTTAAACTAGAATGATCTAATAATAATAGTACATGGACAGCTGTTGCAACAAATGGAAATTCAAATACATCTAGTTGAACACAGTCTGTTGCATCTGTAAATACTGCAGCAACTTCTTTTAAAGCAACATTATATACGGCAAATAGTACCACTAATGTTTTAGATACAGAAACAATTCCTGTAATTCGTGGTGGTAAAAATGGTATAAATGGTTATAACCAAAGCACAGTATATTTATATATACGCTCTGATTCTAATACTCAACCAACAAAACCATCTAATAGTCATACATATAATTTTGCAAATAAGACTTTTACAGATGCTACTGATGATAAAATAGAAAATTGAACAATTAATAAAATACCTGCGGCAGATGGTGATAAAATAGTTTGAATGACTTTTGCCGTAGCTAGCTCAACTACTTCAACAGATGAAATTGCTTCAACAGAATGAAGTACACCTGTAAAAATAGAGGGCGTAGATGGTCAACAAGGTCAGCCAGGAGCTAATGGCTATAATCAAACTGTTGTTCAACTCTATCAGCGTTATGACTCTCAACCAACTAAACCCGCGAATAATAGCTTAACATATACTTTTAATACCAATAAAATAACTGGTTCATTAAATGGATGATCTCAACAGATACCAGCTTCAAATGGATTGCCTTGTTGAATTACTGTGGGCGTTGCACGTTCTCAAGGAAATTCTGATGTAATCGATTCTTGGAGTGATCCTGTAATATATAATAAAGATGGAACAGATGGCTATAATAAAGCCACTATTTATCTTTATAAACGCGCAGAAAACATTCCAACAGAAGGAGATGCAAAGCCAAGCGGTCAATTAACATACACTTTTGAAACTGAAACATTAGCACCTGCTAATTCATTAAATGGATGATCTCAAGAAATTCCCACAACTGATACTACTCTTTGAATGATTGCCGCAGTTGCTAATAGTACAAATTCAACAGATACTATTGAGGTAAATGACTGAAGTATCCCAGTTCAAATGGAAGGTATTAATGGGCAACCAGGTGAAGATGGATTTAATCAAGCAACAATTGATTTATACAAACGAGCAGATAGTGCTCCAACTTCTTCTATGCCAGGAGAATTAACTTATACTTTTGGAGCAACAAATCCACTTAGCACTCCACAAAATAATTGAAGTCAAACAATTCCAGCTACAAATGGACAACCTTGTTGAGTAACAAGTGGAACTGCAGTATCACGAAATGCATCTGCAAGAATTTCAAATTGGTCAGCTCCTACAAAAATATTAGAAGACTCAGTATTTGTAAACTTAGATAATGATAATATTACTTTACCAACTGAAAATGGAATTGCTAAACCTACCACTATTACAATTAATGTTTCAGCTTATAAAGGTATATCTCAAATTAATACTAGTATAGATAATACAAAAATTACTGGTAAAATATCTGGAAAAATTTCAACTAGTGTTAATAATAACAATTCAAAAACAACACAGGTTATTATTACTATAACTAATCAATTAACAACTGATAATGAAAAAGGAATATTAACTATTCCTGTTACTGCTGCTGGGGTTACAATTAATAAACAATTTACATGATCTTTATTTGAAAATGGTTTAAATCAAGCAACTCTTTATTTATATAAACGTGCGGCAACCGCAAGTAAACCAACGAGTGATAGTGCAACTTATAATTTTAGTTCAAAAACTTTAACCATTCCTACTGCTTGAGGAACTGGAGAAAATAATTTAGGATGACAAACTACTTTCCCAAAAGGTGATCAAGGAGATACTACTCCTGTATGAGTAATAACTGCTGTAGCTAGTAGTAATACTAATACAGACACTATTGAACATAGTGAATGAAGTGGTCCTGTAGAATGAATAAGTAATGGTAAAGATGGTGAAGATGCTTATAATCAAGCAGATATTTTCTTATATAGAAGATCAGTTGATACTCCAGTTAAACCTGTTTTTAGTAGTTTTACTTATACTTTTTCTACAGGAGTTAGTGGTTTAACTACATCTTATGCAACTAATGCAAGCCCATCAGTTACTTGATATACCTCTGTTACTGCAGCAACGGTTACTAGTGGAAATTCTAAAAATGATTATATGCCTTGTTGAATGGCAACTACCCATCCTGTATCACAAAGTGCATCTATAATTGTAACTGATACTTGATCTGATCCTGCTATTTTTATCCAACCAGGAAAAGGAATTGCAAATGTTGCTGAATATTATTTAGCAACAACTGCTTCTACAGGAGTTACTACGGCTTCTAGTGGATGAAAGACTTCTCTTAGTGATGCTCAAATATCCGCAACAATTCCATATTTATGAAACTATGAAGTAACTGAATATACAGATGGTAATTCTAGAACAATTGCTCCTCATATTGTAGCAACATATGGTAAAGATGGTAAAAATGGTACTAGTGTTACTATTACTAGTATTAAATATGGAAAATCTAGTAGTGCTTCTACTGAGCCAAGTAATTGATATAACGAAACAGATTGGGCAAGTCAATCAATAGGGACAGGAACATGAATTTGAGTAAAAACAACTTATTCAAATGGTTCAACTAGCATAAATAAAAGCTATGTTGGTACTAATGGTACAAATGGACAGCCTGGTACAAGTAGCTATACTCATATCGCATGAGCTAATAGTGCAAATGGGCAAACTGATTTTAGTAAAACTTCATCTACTAATAAGACCTATCTTGGAATTTGTATCAATAATACTCAAAGTGATAGTTCTTTAACTTATAGCAATTATACTTGAAGTTTAATTCAAGGTAAAAGTATTGTATCTATAGTAAATAAATATAAAAGAACTACAACTGCGACTAGACCAGCTACAACTGATGATGATTGAATTACTCCAAACAGTAATACTCCTATTCCAACTGTAGATTCTACTAATAAATATCTATGAACCTATGAAGTAACTACTTATCAAAATCCAACTAGTACAGAATCAACTCAACCACATTTAATCGGTGCTTATGGTGACAATGGAATTGGAGTAAGTGCAATAGAAGAGCAACAAATTCTATGGCCTTATGATGATAGCGATACTTCAACACATCCAGGTCCTGGGGATAATGCCAATTGGCAGCCTAAAGGTGAGGTAATATGAGAATCTGGAAAATATATTTGGAGTCAAACAAAAGTTACATGAACAAATGGTAAAATTGATTATATTGGAAGAACAGTCGCTAAAGATATTAATGATCTTAATGAAAGAATGCGATTAACTAATTCAGGTAGCGGAACTATTATTACTTCTAATGATGCCGCCAACCTCCCCCCTCTGTCCCTCACCATCCACGGCAAGTCGGTGCAGGACGGCACGCCGAGTCCGAGCAATCCTGTGCCGATTAGGAGCGTGGAGTCGCGCAACCTCCAAAGTCCGCTGTTTACCAGCACCAGAACTGTTAACGGGATTACCTATACCCCCAACGAAGATGGTACGTTTACGGCCAGCGGAACGGCAACGCCGTCTCATAGCCAAGTGCTGTCTCCGCGTCAGTACCTTCCCGCAGGGGATTACGTCATTTCTGGATGCCCACAGGGCGGCGCGGGGAAAACTTATTACCTCAGCGCATTGTGTTATTCGGCGCAAACGGGCGGCACAATTACAGCAAGTGCATACGATTACGGCAGCGGAGCAAAGTTCACCGTTCCGAGCGGTGGCGGGTATGTGCTCACCTATTGCTCTGTGTACAAAGACACCGCTGCACCAGATGCCGTATGGAAGCCAATGCTCGAACGCGGCTCCAACGCCCACGGCTACCAACCCTACGGCTCCATCACGCTTGTAACAGGCTCAGACCGCACCGACATCGACCTCCAAGGCAACGCCATCCGCTCATTGCCAGACGGCACGAGGGACACGTTGGAAGTGGACGGCGAGGGGAACGTCACGCTGACGAAGAGGGTGGGCGTGGCTGTAATCGACGGCGTGAACGTCAAGGCGAGTGGCATCACCAACTACTCGCCGAACGTCCGCGCGAACATACCCTTGCCGAACCAAGCCACGGTTGGCTGGGATGCGAGGTTGAACACCTACGCTGACAAGTTCTCGGTATCCTCCGCACCAGTGAATGTGCCCGCGCAATCGGCCTCGGAGTACACATTCGAGCTGTACTCGAGCTACAGCTTCGCAGTTATCCCGATAAGCGCGTTGAGCGCGGCATCGACGACCGCTGTCAATGAATGGTTCGCAAGCAACCCCGTCACCGTGCTCTACCCGCTCGCCGAGCCCCAGATCATCTCCCTCGGCAAGATAGACCTCCCGTCCCTACCCTCTCCCAGCTTCTCCATGCACGTGGACGCGCTTGTGACCCCGACGTTGGATGCGGAGTGGTGGACCACTTTAGGGTATGAAACAGGAAAACAGCATACCGCAGCCAATTCACTTTTAACTTCTCTTTCAAACGAAATTACTAAAACCCAAGAAACTCTTACAGATAATGCAATTATTGAAACAAATCAATGATGATTTATAACAGATAAAAAAGAAATACCCAAAAAACCAGATGAACAACCTTTTAATAGCAATACAGGAGATTATGATAATTGAAAATCTAAAGTTTCAGATTCTTATATTGTTATAAATCCTGATAGTCCACCAAGTAGATATTCTATTTCAAATAATATAGTAACTGATAATTATAATAATAATCGTGATGTTACAGAATTTTGTATTACTGTAAAAGAGGATAACAATGAAATAATATGAAAATATTATCCATATAATTATTATTGCTATGAATATAAATATTTAAATGGTGCAATTACTTATTCTGATGTAGTTTATGATTCTGTTAAAAGTTCAATTGCTGAAAATAAAATAATAGAAGATCATCAAAATAAAGCTCTTGAAGAATTAATGCGCAATCAAAATCAATTTTTCTATTCTGATACAAATGGTGCTCATGTTAAAGATACAGAATCTAATTATGAAACAACTTGAAATTCTAGTGGAATGAATTTCTACAAAGCTGATTCTAAACTTTTAACAATTCTCGCTATTCCAGATAATAATGGTATATATTCTGGTATGACTATTTATAATGGAAAGACAGGAGACGAAGAAAAAACAATTGCTCAATTTATTCCAAATTTAATTCAATTAGGATCAGATAAAGAAGATCGTCTTCGTATTACTCGTGAACAAATTGAATTTATTAAAGATTCAATAACAGCAGCCTATATTGGAACAAATGGATTTTATACTCCTAATATTACAGTAAATTCTAGTTTATATTTAGAAACTCCAAAAGAATCAATTGAATCTCAAGATCAAGACAAAGAATATAAATGAGCATGAATTCCTCGTTCAAATGGAAATATAGCTTTTAAATGAGTTGGAACACCAAAACCAGAAACCACATCTGGAACATAAAGAAATAAAAGGAGGAATTAATGGCAAGCGGTACATTTTATGATTCATGAGGTCCTACTAATACTACTACAGATAGTTCTGTTAGATACCATCAAAATCACTTAAAAGTAACATGGAGCAGCGATAATAGTCAAGTAACATATACAGTAAATGCATATGCACGATCTGGTAACGGCTCTGGATATTATTATGCTAGTCAATATGGAGTAACTGTTACAATTTATTATAGTTTAAATAATGGTAATTGAGTTTCTCTTGGTTCAGCATCAGGAACATTAGACTATAACAGCAATGTAGCGAATACTGGTAATAAAACTGTAAAAATTAATAGGACAACAAGTTCTCAAACTATTAAATTTAAAGCAGTCAATACCGGTAATTCACTTTATTCAACAACTACTCAAACAGGGAATGACACAATAGGGGCCTTAACTTCTTATACTGTATCTTATAATGCAAATGGAGGAAGTGGAGCACCAGGAAATCAAACCAAATATTATGGACAAACTTTAACACTTTCTTCCGTTACCCCATCTAGATCAAGTTCTACACAAAATGGATATACAGTAACTTTTAAAGCTCCAGATGCAGGTTATGCTGATACTTCTATTATAGCAAAAAATATTATAACATACACTTTAAAAGATGGCACATCTAGGTGAAATACAAATAATGCAGGCACCGGTACTGGATATGCAAGTGGTGGAAACTATACTGCAAATGCAGCTGTAACTTTGTATGCTCAATGAAATTCAAATACTACTTCTGGAACTGTCAATATCCCCACAGGAGTTAATCGAGAAGGATATACTCTTTTGGGATGAGATACAAATTCTGCAGCTACGACCCCCACTATTGCCGCAACAGTTACCGCATATACGCCAGATCAAAATAAAACCCTATATGCAATATGAAAACAAAATTATATTCCAGCTACACTCACAAATATAAAAGCTATAAGAGTTGAATCTTCGACCGCAACTGCTGCAGCAGATGAAGGAACAGTGGGATATATAACTGTTAATTGAACAAATGGTAGATTTAATGAAACTACACAAACCACTCCTAGCGCTATGCGTTATAGTTATCAAACAACCAATGGGACAACAACAACAGGAACTGTCACACTTCCTAGTAATAATTCTACTACTACAAGTTTTTGAATTGAAAATTTAAATATAAATAATAGTTGGGATATAACCGTTACATTAATAGATAATAATGGCTCCACCACCAATGAATCATCCAAAAAGACATTACTTTCTCCAGCTTTTTATACAATGGATTTTCTTCGATATGGTCACGGAATTGCTATAGGCGGTCCTGCAACATTAGAAGACACATTACATTGTTTATTTAAAAATGGTATAACTTTTGAGGGAACATCAGACGGAAAATGACGATTATGAAATGATAATGGTAATCTTTCAGTTGAATGAGTAAGTTCATAAATTTGGATAAAAACAAATAATATTTATATTATGTTTTCCATTTAATAATGAAAAGAGATAAAAGGATTTTGAATTTTAAAATGGGCGCATTAAATTAAATGCGCCCTTCTATTAAGAAAGGAGCATTAAAATGCACCCATTAGAAGTATTTTTACAACCAGTTCAAGATCCAAAAGCTCAAATAGCTATTATTGCACTTTTTATTCTAGCTCTTCTTGACGTTTTATTTGGAGTAATTAATGCAATTTTTATTCAACATGATTTTTCTAGCCATGAGTTTCGTGCGGGACTTATTCGTAAAATCAGTAACTTTGGTATTATAATTGCGGCAGATGTTGTTGATGGTATGTTACTCGGTGGCCTTGAGCTTGGATTTCAACCTGTCTTAATGGTCGTTTCTGTTTCTCTCACATTAATGGAACTATGGTCTTTACTTGAAATCTTTGCGGAGATTCATCCAGAAATTTCTGACTCCGCTTGATATCAAATGCTTCTTCATAGTAAAAATGGATTAACTAAAGAAGAAAGAGCCGTAGAGTAACAACAATAGATTGGAGTTTTTTATGGCAGAAGAAAAAGTATTAGAATATGATGTTAAAGAATTTCCAGATCCAGAAGCATGGGAAGCCTTAAAATTAGAAATTGAAGCTCAACATGCTTTAGAAGATAAAGAAGAGGATGATGCAAATGGCGAAAACTGCTAAAGCACTCTTACAAGTAGCCGCGAAAGAAGTTGGCTATAGCCGTTATAATGATCCAGAACAAGGAACAAAATATGGTCGTTGATATGCTAAAGTTACTAATTCTCCTTACTTTGGCACAACGGGAGTTCCTTTCTGTGCTATGTTCGTCTCTTGGTGTTTAGCTCAATTAGGCATTTCTTGTACAGGTTGTCCTACTGCGGCTTGTACCAGTGGTTTACTTGCGGCTGCTCGTCGTGCAGGCAAACTTCTCCGTCCTTCAGAAGCTAAACCCGGTGATGTAGTTCTATTTGACTGAAGCTATGGTGGATATTATAGTTCAAATGCTGACCACACAGGTTTCTGTGAAAGAAATACTGGTTCAAGTTTAGAAACTATTGAAGGTAATGTTAGTGGCATGGTTGCTCGCCGCACTCGTCCTTATGGCTGTATTGTTGGTGTTATCCGTCCTAACTACGATGCTGAATCTAGTTCTTCTAGCAGCAGCTCTAGTTCTTCTAGCACCACTGTTGATAAGCTATATGTTGATGGTATTTTTGGTTCTCATACTGCGACTAATTTACAAAAAGTCCTTCGCAATAAAGGCTATTACACAACCGCTTATCTAATTGATGGTGACTTTGGCTATTATTCTAAGTTAGCTTTACAACGTTATCTCCGTGCTAAGGGATATTATGGAACTGAATATTACCTTGATGGTGATTTTGGTTATTACTCTGTTCTTGGATTACAAAAGTATCTTCGCAAACTTGGGTATTATGGAACTGAATATTACCTTGATGGTAAGTGAGGCAAGTATACTACAAGGGCATTACAGCGCGCACTTAATGATGGGAAGTTTTAATAGTGACGAATAGTAGTGATGATAGTATAGAATTAATTCTAAAAGCTTGTATTTTTGTAAGTTTAGCTTGTGTAATAACTGGCTTTGCTTCATTAATATAAACAAATAAAGGGGCACTCTAAATTAATAGAGTGCCCCATTTTTTTTATTTAAAAAGCTGATTTATTCTTTTTTTCTTCGTGAATTCCCGCGAGTCCTAAACAAATAGCATCACATTCATCTTCTGTTGGATAAATATTAAATTGTTCTTCTATAAGATCTTTTGCTTTTTGTTTTTGTTCAGCTCGACTACGACCAAATTTTCAATTATATTTTTCACTAAGAATCTTTCTTCAATGAGAAGGAGTTAATTCTGTGCATGGAACATTTTTTATATGGCAAGTAAAAAATATTATAGCCTGTATCATAGCTAATTTCTTATAAGTTTCTGCATTTCCGTTTTGTAATTGTATACCTTCAAAATATAAATGTTCTACATTATAAAAATCTAATAATTCAACTAAATGTTGATGAAAAGCTTTTAGTCTTTGTCCCATCGTTTTATTAGCAGGAATTGAAAAATGACCTCAACCAGTTAACTTTTCATTATCATAAATAGCTCAGCCTGTTACTCGACTGCTTTGATCAACCGCCATCGTTCGCCGCATTATACACCACTACTTCCAAACCCACTTCTATTTTCATTTCCAAGAGAAGAAACAGTAACAAAATGAATTTTAGGCTGTTCTTTTTGAATTCTAAATTGACAAATTCTTGTTCCTTTTGGAATATAAATATCTCTTGTAGCTACAACTGGCATACATCAAATATCGTCATCACCATTATAAGTTGAATCAATTACTCCAATTGAATTACTTTGAAGAAGGCCGTAACGTTTAAAAGTTGAACTGCGGGGTGCGAGAATCGCTTCGTATCCTTGCGGCAGCTGCATTGCTACGCCCATAGAAATATATTCTCGTTGACCAGCCTTTAAAGTTACATCTTCATATGTATATAAATCAATTCAGCTACCTCAACCAAATTGCTCGATATGAGGAGCGCCAGGAAGATAACGAACTTTAATCTCTTCCATTTCAGTTTTTGATATTTTCATGGCTGCATCTACAATTTTATCTATAGAATTTTCATCCTGCGGTCAATCAACAGATAAAGCATCAAGAAATAAATCAGTTAATTCTGCCATATTAAACCTCATCTCATGGAGAAACCATGTCAATAGGAATCTTAGTTTGCATCTTAAATTCAATATTTTCTAAAGGAATAGCTGGTTCTTTAGAATCATTAAAAATTAAAGTGCATTTACAAACCCATCATTCTTTTACAATTTCACCTTTTTCTTTTTTAGTGTGATATGTTTGAGACCATGCACTTAAAATATAGTCATTATTACGAGCATACTCTTCATATTCTTTATGAAGAGTATTTGCATCGTCTTCTGTATCTACAAAGATTTCTGCCGTATTCTTTAGTAAATATTTAATCATTTTACACCCCAGTTCCTGTAGCTTTTACAAATTCAAGTTTATTTGCTTCTTCAACAAAATGGCCAATATAACTTTGCGGCCCTATAAAATTTATATTAATATCTTCTTTTTTCCGACAAGCATAATCTTTAAGATAATCTAAAGCCTGTCTAGACCATTGACATTGATAAATCTTATTAATATTTGTAAGATCGTCATCTACTTCAAAAACTTCAAACGGTAAAACTGGATTAGCTTTAACAATAAGTTTTCGCATTTTATCTCCTTAAATTTCTACAATCATCCAAGAAGCTTCAAAAAGCATAAAGATATAAGCTTCTTTTTCATCTTTTACTCAAATTTCTCAAACATCTTGATCTTGATTATATTGTAAACTTGATATAGTTCCTCTTTCTTGAAGAATTTCTTTTAATTCTTGAACTGCTTTAAAATAATTATCTTTAGTAATATGAATTAAAGTAAAATCACTACGCTCTTTACACATTAACATAAATCAAGGGTTATCATATTTACAAAATCAAGAATTAATATTTCTAAAATTCTTATTTAAAATATTTTCATCTTGTGGGGGTAAATTAAAAATTATATTTTTATTTAAATCATATAAAGACATATTCATTTGAACACTTTCTTTTTCTTCTTCCATATGATTTCTCCTATCTAAACTCTTTATTTTATCTTTTAAAATATTTTATCATAAAAAATTTTTTTTGTCAAGAATTTTCTATATAAAAAAATGGGCAGATATTGCTTTGTGCAATACCTGCCCTTATTTTTTTTAGCTAATTTGCTTTGCATATTGATTATTACTAGCTAAAGTAACCCCTAGAAGTTCGTCATATCGAGAAGATTGATTTGGAATAAATCTACCAAATTTAATAATGATATTTTTATATTGTTTTAATTGATTTATCTTATCAGTTAGCTCATCTTCGTTATATCCAGTATAAATAATAATAGTATCTTGAGTATACTGTCTAAAAATATCTACTAAAGATAACCAATCTTCCTTTGAATCAAAAGGCTCAAGACCTTGAAAGCAAATTGCTTTTGTAATTTCATTTTGCATATAATATTTTACAATATTTTCAAATGAAATATCATAACCAGATGTATGAGCTAAATGACTATTTTGACAAACCTTTTGTCCACACTCTCTATCGCACTTTCAATCGCAATATGGAAATTCAATTACAATTGAAGGCTCTTTGTAATTGATAAAATCTTCTATAATAATACCTTTAATTTTCATTTAGATTATCCCACTGTCTTAAATCAAATTCAGCTTTACGCTGTTTAGAATAACTCTTCGTCGGTGTGTAAAATCCTACGATACGGGTATACTCAGTTTCCACAGGCTCGCCGCACACAGGGCAAATCTTACCATAAAAACTATGATAATTCTTGCATTGTGCTACCTTGCCATTAAAAGCAAAATAAGTTACGCCTTGCTGAGCAACCCAATTAAGCATTTTCCAAGCTTGATCAAAATTAGTAAATGGAGCATCTACATTAATATGCTCAATAGAACCGCCATTACAATAGCTATCGAAAGCCGCGCAGATTTTTGTTCTCTCTTGGATGGTAGCTTTAATTCCAAGAGGAATCCATTGATTACCGTATAGAGGAAGATCTTTAACTACAGAATCAGGATAAAGATACTCGTCTGCTTTTTGAAGTTTAACTGCGGCCTGCTCTGCGGGGACTTGCTCAATGTTAATCTTGTAATCTTTATCTAAAACAAAATTATCAATACAATTTTGAATAATCTTAAAGATTTTTTGCCCAAGATCATATGCTTCTTTTGTATAACTATAGTTGCCAAAATCATCTGTTTGAGTATATCCAAATGTCTTCATTGTTTCAAAGATACCGTTTACTCCAACAGTAGAATACATAGCATCTAAATTCATTAAGCCGCAAGAAATATTAGGAAGAAGTCCTTTTTCAACATTACGCTTAATAATATGACGTTGAACGTCAAGAATTTTAAGATTAAGCTCAGTTAAATCACGAAGCCTAACTAAGAAATCTTGTTCGGTTTCACTTTGATAAGCAAGACGAGCAATATTAAGAGTAGATACTTTTACTGAACCAACCTCGAGAGCTGTTCCTCCAATAGAGTTGAAATATAGATCAGTAATATCACTCTTTAAACGACAACAATTAGAAAGACTATTTACGGTAGAATCTGTAAAGAAATTAAATAGATTCCACTTGCGGGAAGCCTCGCATGCCCACTTTGCAAATTCTTCATCTACAAATTTGCCATCTTGATAGAGAAGGGAAGCTGAAAGAACGGGGAATGTAAAAATATTTTCTTCTCTAATTTCGTTTACAACATCAATAAAATCTTTTTGGAATTCAATAATTTCTTCTTCTTCATCAATCATAAAGCTACCATCGGGGAATTCTGCTCCACCAAAAATAGCTTCAAAATAAGGATGATCAAAGACGCTTACATTAGTAAAAGCCGCTTGATCAGATCGAACCCAAGGTTGATTTAAACGATGAATAAGCGCTTGAATTTGCTGTCTCTTATATGTCTCAGGGTCTTTCGTATAATAACCATCTCTTACATCTCTGCTCCAATAATAATAGAGATAAGGAATTAAATTAGGAAGGCCGCAAGCTCCAGATTGTCTACGGCTAAGGAAAGCAATTGCTTCCATTAAAATTTGAACAAAACTATCAAGATGTTTTGCGGGTTGAGCATTATATCCTTTAATAAAGAATAATCCTTTTTCTGCTATTGGTTTAATATCATAGGCAAAGCAATAAGGAATTAAAGTGGCAGTATTAAAATCATGCATATAAAGAGCATATGACCACATTGCTTCCATGGCTTCATTCGCGACTTTATATCCATACTTTTTATTAATTTCATAATAAAGTTTATTAAATACAAGAAGTTTTTGATCTGGTTTAGACATTTCTGAAAGTAAAGTTACAATATCTTTTTGTGCAATATTTGCATTTGCATCAATTGAAGTATTTGCAACATTATCAGAATCAATGAAACCTTCAATAAAATCAGTAAAGCTAAGCGTTGCTTCATCAAAGCCTTGAAGTTTTAAAAATTCTTCTCCATATTTCTCAACCATTTTATTGAATTGAGTTTGAAAATTTTTATTTAATCGAATATTAATTTTCATTATTAATCCAATCTACTCCTTCTTTAAAATTATAATATTTATCATCTACTTTTAAAATAGGTGCAGATTTAAAACCCGCATCAATTACTTCTTGAATATCATAATTTACTACATATTCAATTCCCGCAGTAGTTAATTTTCGCTCTAAGACTTTACATCTAGGACAATTAGTTGAAAATAATGTTACCATAAATCTCCTATCCATTTTATATAAAATCATTTTTTGTTACATTATATAATGTTTTTTTAAAAAATACGTTTATTATTTTTTGCCCTTAAAAAAAGGAGAAGAATCTACTCTTCTGATTCTTCTCCCCAACGACAATGTGTTACTTCTAATGTACCATCATCATTAATTTTATCAATATGATAAACTTGATGTGATTTGGTATGTCTATAAGTTTTTGTAAAGAACATTCCACTACGTTTAAAACCATTTACCATTAGTAAATTACCTTTTGAAGTCCAACCTTTTTCCATAACTTTTTTATGCCCATCTACTTGGACTTCGCTAATTTGACGATTAATTCTCGCATAATACTCACGACTCATTTTAACTGTTACTACACCACTTTCTGGTGTTAGCAAACTAATACAAGATTTATTATCTTCTTTAGCAACAACAGTACCAATGATGCGGCAAGTCTTAAAAAGTGGAATATCTACGCCATTCCTTTTAAACTTCCTCTCAATTTCTGGATTTTCTGGTAAACTTGCGTATGCTTTAATATTATAAATTTCTTTATTAATATCCTTTAGAGGATGTTCATGATAATAAAAACCTAAACTATCCATTTCCCATGTTGCAAGTGTACCTTCCGCATATTTATTCCATACTTCTTGGAACAATGTATTATTTAATTGATTAAGAAGTTCTTGTTGGTGTTCTTTAAAATAATCTCTAGCTTTATCCATACCTTTTGTATATAGTTTTTTCCAAACTGTTTCTTTAATCGCAAGACCTTCTTCAAATTCTTCAAGTAAATCTACATCAAAAAATTCTTCATAAAAATCATAAAAATTATCTTTAATAAGATAATAATCATCTACCTTACAATAAGTACGAAGAGCCTTATTATAAACAAACAATCTTTTTTCAAAACTTAATTCTGCAGGAATGAGATTTCTTTCCATTAATCCATTAAAATTTTGAAGTGTAATTCTCTTTTTTGGTTCACAGATAGACCAAATATAATCTTTCATAATTTGTTCTCTGTCACCAAATTTATCAAATGCTCCACTTTTAATAAGAGAAATTAATACAGGCTTTTTAACTTTAACCTTCTCTTGAAAATCATCTACTCCACTATATGGACGATTATTAATAATTTCTTGAATAATCTCTCCATTAACTCCATTTAATCCTTTAAGACCGTATACAATACTACCTGTTTCAATATCTGGCTCAAACATATACCCAGATTTATTAATATCAATTAAAGACATTGGAATACCACGATGAATAATATTACCTACTGCTTTTGCAATTTTACCATAGTTGCTGCTTGCATCTTCATCAAGCCCCGCATCAACTCTAAGACAAGCTGTATTCCAATAAACAGGATCAAAATAAGTTGCAAGATAAATTGTTTGAAGTCCTACAAAGCTATAAGCCAATGAATGAATAAGACTAAATGAATATCCCATTTGCGGTTTAATCGCTGTTTCCCAAACATATTCACCAAGTTGTCTTGATGTTGCTTTTTGTAAGACTAACTCATGCAATTCATCAATTCGATTCATTTGCTTCTTTGCACAAATTTTACGAGCATCATTAGCTTCTTTAAGACTAAAATTACAAATATCTTCATCCATCAAAATCATCATCATATCTTCTTGCTGCGCGGGAGTCGCATAAGTTTCAAGATAATATTTTTCAAGAATTTTTTGATCTGTTCGAGAAATTCCCCATCGTTGCATTTCCGCATACCACTGAGACATATCTCTTTTCATTCTCTTATATCTCTCAGTTGGAGTTTCTCCGCCTTTTTCACTTGCCATTAATCTCATTACTGAATTACAGTTTGCCATTTCACGTGGAGACTTCGGCCGTAGAAGTTTAACAGTTTGACTTCCAACTTGGCTATCAAACTGAAAAAGTTTTAATACATTACCTTCAGCTAAAACATCCCACATTTTTTTATCTTCTATTGGAAGAACATCTGGATGAAGATATTTATCATATAATTGCCGCAATGTTAAACCTTGATCAACTTCATTATATTCTTGCAACATATTAAGACACTGAACAATTACATCTTGAATTTCTGTTACAAGAAAATCAAATTTAACATCGCCGCAATATTCTGCATCATGAAGAGAAAATTGAGTTACAATTGCACCACTTGTTGCTTTCATAAAACATGCACTATCAAATGGATCATTCATATAAAAATTGACTCCACTTGCATGAATTCCTCGATGATTAATTAACCCTTCAATTTTTTCAATAATCTCAAGAAGTCCTGGATACTTATTAACCTCAACTAAAAAGTTCTTAACCGGTTTACGGTCTTTCTCTTCATTACCATATACCAAATCATGAATAGGCCAAACAAATCCTCGCTCACTTGGTGCAAGACTTGTCATATATTGCGCCACATCATTGTCAATTCCATCTGGAAAATCATGTGAACGATAACCTCTACAAGCTGTCGCAATCGCAGAACGAGTTGTCTCCGTTCCGTAAGTACAAACTTGAACACATCCAAGTTGTCCTACTTCTTCACGAATATGACTAAAAATTTCTTCTCTCTTGGATGGACAAATATCAATATCAATATCACCCAATTCAACACGTTCTTTATTACTATATCTCCAATATGGAAGATTATATTTAATTGGATCAAGTTGCGTAATACCCAATAGATAATGATTTAATCCAGAACATGCGGAACCTCGTCCCGCACCTACTGTTGAACCAATCTCCCAAAATGAATTAATATAATGTTGAAGAAAAATCGGATATGCAAACATACAAGTTTCAAGTTTATCACCAATTACTTTTTGAATACCTGCTTCTTCTTCAAGTCGCGCAAGATAAACATCATTAAAAAGATTTAATTCTTTTAATTTATTCGTACAATAATTAATCCAATATCTTTCTTGTTCATTATCTGAATGCATCAAATAATCTAGTGTTGGATATTTATTAATATTAAAATAATGATGATTTATTTCTTCTTTAGGATAAATTGGAACCTCAACTTGCGGGACTTGCTGCTTATGTGCAAAACCAAAATCAGCAATCTTATTTTTTACTTCCAAAGTATTCGCTTCAAGTTCTGCATAATCAAGACCAGTTCCCGCAAGATTTTTAATTACCTCTTCAGTCGTTTGAAGATATGCGTATGCATAAAATTCATCAACTTCTCGATCACCCTGCTTTGAATTAAGAAAAGCCTTATGAACTTCTCTATCTTTCTTTTTAAGATAATGAGCATCTGTTGTTACAACAATCTTTACATTAAAATAATCACTAAGAGCTTTTATTCTTTTGTTAACAATCATTTGCTCTTTACTTTGAGCTGGCTGAATTTCAAAATAATAATCATCATTAAATATAGATTTACACCAATTTACAAAATTAACAATTCGATAATAATATTCAGTTTTTCCTTCAAGATTTCCAACTTTCTCTGCTTTATCCATTTCAAGAATACAATAATCCAATTCTGAACCCAAACATGCAGAAGATGCAATCAAATGTCCTTTACCAAATTCTTCTACACAAGCTTCTATTTCTGCTTTAAGAGTTGGAACTCTCTCCATTCCTCGATCAAAATAACTTTGAATCCAAGAATTAGATGAAAGTTTTCGCAACATTTTTGCGCCAATTTTATCTTTCGCAATTAAAATGAAGTGAAAATATTTTTGATTACTTTCTCTTTCATCTACGAGATAAATCTCATTTCCATATCCAATTTTAAAATTTGGATGTTCACTTTGAATTTTTTGTCTTTTCTGATCAAGTTTAATCCAATTACCAAGTGCTTCATGATCAGTTAAACAAATACCTTCTAGACCAATTTCTACGGCATAATCTACAAGAGAATCAACTGTATTAATACAATCAATAAGACGAATATTTGACATATCCGTATGTGAATGCATTTCAAAACGTGCCATATAACCTCTTTCTCTTTTATTCTCTATATAAATTATACTATATTTTTTTTATTATGTCAATCGTAATAATTCTTTATCTAATATTTTTTCAATATTATCATACTGTATATAAGATATTCGTATTAATTTAATACCATTATCTATACAATATTGTGTCTTTATTTGATCTCTTATTTGTCTATCTTCTAAAGAATCATTACACATACTAGATTCTTTAAAATGTTGTTCTCCATCATATTCTATACAACAATTATAATCAGGCAAATAAAAATCAAATCTTAAATTCATATTTGTATTAGGATTAACACAGTCATTAAAAGTTTTTTCTCTTTTAAATTCAATATTTTTATTAAATAAATAATGATGAATTTTTTGTTCTCCAATACTTCCTTGAATACATCCACAACTGTATTTTCTAAGCAATTCTTGAGTTGACAGGTTTAATTCTCTGCCACATTCACATTTACAATGTCAAGTCATATAATGATTTATTGAATCTTCTAAAGGATATAAAGCGGTAAGTAAACCAAATTTTTTATTTTTATATTTATTAATTTGTTGTTGTCGATAATTTTTATGTATTTTTTTTATTTTTTGTTTGTTTAATTCTTTATTATAACATCCACAAGAATGAGTTCTACCATATTGTAATTGATAAGAATTAACTATTACATGTTCTCCACAATCACATTTACACATTCAAAAAGCAGAATATTCATCTTTAGAATAACTTTCTGGAGGAATGCATCTATAAAGAACCGTTAATCTTTTAAATTTTTTCCCTGTTAAATCTTTAGCTTTACCTACTGGAATTTTATCTCCAGGATTCAATTTAGCTCATTCTTTTTCTCTTTTTTCTTTTTTAATTCTTTGATTTTGTCCAAATAGGCATCCACAAGATTTAACTTCTCCAGAAGTTAAATTACCACTACGAACTCAAGTAATATTACCACAATCACATTGACATTCTCAATAAATATTATTTTTATCCCTTTTTCAATGTGGTAAAACAGTCAACTTATTATATCTTTTTCCTATTTTATTATCTATTCTACCACATTCTTTACAAGTTATTTTTTCAGTATTATTAATTAATTCAGAACTTCTTCTAATATCTTCTGTTCCACAAAAATTACATTTCACTTTTCAATAAGGTCTGTCATTTTTATATTCACAACGATATAAAACAGTGAAAGGGC